GTTTCCCAGTCACGATCCGAAGGCCTGTAGTCAACTATTCAGTCAATGACGGACAATACACGTCTAACGTTTCAAATAACGAATTTATAATTTATGAGTAACAACATACACTTATTAGAATTAAGCACTTACGAAGCACCTGTAATAACAGAAAGTAAGCGCAACGATTGGGTAGAATACGGTGAAGACAATAACTACTACGGTCACTTGATAGATATGTATACTAATAGCACAACGAATAACGCTATTATAAACAACATAACACGCTTGGTGTATGGTAAAGGTCTAAACGCTACAGACGCACAAGTAAAGCCAAACGACTACGCACAAATGATGGCTTTGTTTGGTAAGAAAGACGTTAGACAACTTGTTACAGACTTAAAGCTTTTAGGTCAATGTGCAATGCAAGTTATTTATTCTAAAGACCGTAAGCGTATTGTAAACGTTCACCATATGCCTGTTCAGTTATTACGTCCCGAAAAGTGCAACGAAGACGGTAAAATAGAAGCTTATTACTATTCAGACAATTGGCAAGAAGTTAGAAAGTTTCCGCCTAAAAGAATAAGTGCTTTTGGATGTTCAAAAGATGGCTTAGAAGTGCTAATGGTAAAACCTTATAGCGTAGGAATGAAATATTTTGCACTTGTAGACTATACAGGTGGCTTACCTTATTGTGCTTTAGAAGAAGACATAAGTGCTTACTTAATCAACGAAGTAAACAACGGCTTTAGTGGTAGAACGGTAGTAAACTTTAACAACGGAATACCAAGCGAAGAACAACAACACTTGATAAAGAACAAAGTGCTTAACCAACTTACAGGAACGTATGGAGAAAAGCTAATAGTTGCCTTTAACAACAACGCAGAAAGTAAGACAAGTGTTGATGCTATGCCTGTAAACGATGCACCCGACTTGTACTCTACTTTAAGTACAGAATGTCGTGAAAAAATTATGTTGTCGCATAATTGTACGTCACCTTTATTATTTGGAATAGCAAATACAAGCACAGGTTTTAGTAGTAATGCAGACGAATTAAAAGACAGTTTTGCGCTATTCAACAATATGGTCATTAAGCCAATGCAAGAAATGCTAACAGATGCGTTTGATGAAATACTTGCATACAACGGTGTAAGCTTGAACTTGTATTTTAAAACACTTAAACCACTTGAATTTGTAGAAATAGGTGTACAAGTAGGAACAGAAGAACTTGAAGAAGAAACAGGTGTAGAACTAAGCCAAGACGACAGACCAAAATTAAGCTGCGAACACGGTGATTCTATACTTGAAAATCTTGAAGGCGAAGTAGTAAATGATGAATGGGAATTAGTAGACGAACTTAACGCAGACGATACAGAATTGACAGACGAACAATGGGCGACTATTTGCATAGACGAAAAGAAAAGTTTGCTTAGAAAGTTTGCAGACGAAATTTACTCTAATAACAACGGTAGTGCATTTAGTTATTTAGACAGTAAGAACTATAAGATACGTTACAAGTACGCAGTAGGAAGTAAAAAGGCAATGAAGGACGGAAACAAGTCAAGAGACTTTTGTACTAATATGATGAGACTGTCAAAAAGCGGAATAGTTTACAGACTTGAAGACATTGATAGAGCATCAAGAGACGGAGTAAATAAGCAACTTGGTCATAAAGGTCAAGGTTACGATTTATTCAAATTTAAAGGCGGTATTTACTGCAGACATATATTCAAAAAAGTGCTTTATCGTTTGAAGAAAAACACAGAACCAAGTAAAGATTTAGCAGACTATAAAAAAACACGAACAATACCTAAGACATATAATAAAATGCCAAGAGGTACAAAGCAATCTGAAGTAGCACCTGTAAATATGCCGAATCAAGGCGCATACCCAAAATAGAAACAAATGGCAAAAGCACTTTTAATATCAAGAAACGATGTAGTAAAGTTTACTTCTGTAAACGGTAATGTAGACGTAGACAAGTTTATTCAGTACGTTTCTATTGCGCAGGATATTCACATACAAGGTATGTTAGGCACTAAGCTTCTTGAAAAGATACAAGCAGAAATAATTGCAGGTACTTTAGCTGATCCGTATTTATCACTTCTAACGACTTATATTAAACCTTGTCTTATACACGCTTCAATGTTGGAGTATTTGCCTTTCGCAGCTATTACAATAGGCAACAAAGGCGTATATAAACACGGTGCAGAAAATAGCGAAACGGTAAGCAAAGACGAAATAGACTTTTTAATAGAACGTGAAAGAAAGACTTACGACCATTACAAAGAAAGATTTATAGATTACATTTGTCAGAATAGTACATTGTTTCCCGAATACAACACGAATAGCGGAAGCGATATGCACCCAAATACTTACAATAATTTTACAGGATGGGTATTATAAAATACAAACCAAAAGCAAAAAACGTTAAACGTTTAGAATTATATTTAAAAAAATACTATGGCAGAAATACGGATAAGCCAACTAACGGCAAAAAGTAGCAACTTAGCAAGTACAGATGAATTTGCTATTGCCGAAAGTGATGGGGCAGGAGGTTTTGTATCTAAGAAAATTAACGGTGCGCAACTAAAAGACAGTACACTAAACGCACAAACGGTTACTACTTACAACTTAGTTTTAACGGATGCACACAAAACGGTAACGCTAACAAACGGTAGCGCAATAGATGCAAGAATACCTACTAACGCAGGTACTGCTTTTCCTATAGGAACACGAATAGAATTAATTCAAGGTGGTGCAGGTCAAGTAACCGTAGCACCAACTTCAGGCGTAACGGTAAACTCAAGCGGTGGAAAGACGAAACTTGCAGCTCAATACGCAGTAGCAACAATATTAAAAACTGACACGAATACTTGGTATTTGTTCGGAGACATAACAACATAATAAAATGAACACAATAGAATACGGTCAAGGAGCAGTTAATAATACCATAGGATGGGGACAAGGTGCAAAGGTGGGTTCGTCTTTTAGTAATTTGAATAGCTTTAGTTTTGATGGAATAGATGATTTTTTTAGTGGAGACACTACATACACGCAATTAAATACTTCACAACACTTTACTATAAGTTTTTGGATTAAATACGTTGGTGGTGGTAGCCCAAGCGGCGGTGCTAAAAATCTGTTTCAATTCAGCGGAGATAGTTACATTAACGCATACTTAAGAGATGAGGCTTCGGGAAATTATTTAGATTTCTCAGTAGGTTCAACTGCAAATTACGTTCGTAGCGCAGTTGGTAGTATAACAGATAACACTTGGCATCACATTTGTTGGACTTACGACGGTACACAAACGCGATTCAATAGATATAATCTTTTTATAGATGCTGTTCAAAGCATCAGTAGCGACAACGGTACAACTATTACAAGCATTGCTACTTTTCCCGACTTTTTTATAGGAAAGCCATTTGAGCCCAATACGTTTATGGATGAATTTTCTATATTCAATCAGACTTTGACATCTACACAAGTATCTGAAATTTACAATTCAGGCGTTCCTAATAGTTTAACAAACCTACCTACTGCGCCATCTCCTGTAACTTGGTTTAGAATGGGAGACGATAACGCTTCTTGGGATGGTTCTAATTGGTCTATGTCTGATGTTGTTAACAGTTATTCTGTAACATCTGCCAATATGTTAGAAGCCAATAAAACAACTGATGTACCTACATAAACACGAACGATATGAGCAATACAATTAATTGGGGAAAAATACAAGGACTAAGTTATAGCCCCGAAACTAACTTAACAGGAACGGCTGCTGCTCCGTCTTTCACTAACACTAAGTCAATAGCGTTAGACGGTGTTGATGACTATGTAGAAGTAGCAGACGCAGATAATTTAAGTTTTGGAGATGGTTCAAATGATTCGCCTTTTAGTATTTCTACTTGGTGGAAAATGGATAATTCGAATGGCTTTAGAGGAGTACAAAAATATAGCTCAAGTTATGAATATAGAATAAATACTATTGGTTCTTCGGGAATTTTAAAATGCCAATTGTATGACAATATCAATACAGTTTACATTGGCAGAAAAAGCGATGTCGGATTAAGTGGTTATGTTGGGCAATGGATTAACGTTATAGTGACTTATGACGGTTCGTCTTTAAGTAGTGGTATTAAGTTATATTTAAACGGTTCTCTTCTTGCAAGTACTGACGATAGCAATGGTTCTTACACGGCAATGCACAACACCACAAGCGTTTTTCGATTAGGAAATTTAGCGGGAAATTACGCAGATGGGCTAATGGACGAAACGGCAGTATTCAATTCAGAACTTTCCGCAAGTGATGTAACTGCTATATATGGAACAGGCGTTCCTACATCACTATCAAGCTATTCAAGTTTAGTTTCTTGGTGGCGTTGTGGAGACGGCGATTCGGCGCCGACTCTGACAGATAACAAAGGAAGTAACAACGGAACGATGACAAACTTTACAACTTTTAGCACAGATGTGCCAACATAAAAACGAATAACAATGAGTACAAAACAAGCAGAAACATACGCAACAATTAACATAGCAGACTTGCCTTTAATTGACTTTTCGCAAATCGGAGAAACTGACGAAAACACGATACGCAAATCATTAGACGAATCTGAATTTGTAATAAAGTGGAATACAGAACCAGATTGATCGTGACTGGGAAAC